TCAATTGTTTAATATCATTACTTTGTCATTCTTAGGATCTTCTTCAAATTCATTCAGTATATCCAAAGCATGAGATAATACAAAAGCTATCGTTGCAAGTCTTCCGGTATTAACGGCTTCACCTCTTTCAGATAAATCAAATAAGGACTGTTTTACCATCTCAATTGTTTCTGTTGCTACTAAAAAGCGGTCTACTGCTGCATTTACATTTTTCATATCGATAATTTTTAATATTAATAATAAGTGCAAATATAAGGCATAATATTTATATAAAACGCTTATTATCAATTATTTAAGGTCGTTAATAGCGACCAATCACTTAACTATCTGATTATAACTATAATATGAAATAATGTTTAATGAAGTTTAACATTAAACGTTCTAAGTCTCTGATAGCGACCACTTTAAGCGTTGTCCGCCTGGGACAATAAACTACACTGATAAACAACCATTTACGTGAATGTAGGACTAAATGTAGGACTACCCGAACGGTCGTTAACTGAGACTAAGAAGAGGAAAGAGCACTAATCATCTTATACGTACCCCTTTTAAATTCATATCGTCGATACCTGAATTAATCTTATCTATCCCTTTTTTTATATTTTGCAATGCTTCTAAATTTGTTACTTTTCTATCAATACTCGAAAGATGGACTAAGGATTTTGCAGAAATATCTGTTAACCTTTTTACACCAAACATAATTTCACCAGTATCAATTTTTATATCAGATGCTGTTTGTTGCAATGCCGTAAACCTACCGTTCAATTCGTTTATGCTATCCTGACTTGCAGTTGCAAAACCTTTTCTAGCTCCTTGCCTTTCTTCCGGCTCTTCCTCTTCCTCTTCCTTCTTCTCTGCATACTTTTCGAACTCTTTTTTATGCTTCAATGCGATCTTGTTCATTTCATCCTCTAATGAATCTAGCCTAGATTGCTCATAAGTGTCAATTATTCCATCTGAAATAAATTCAGTGTAAAGAGTCATCCAGCCAGAAACAAGGTCTTTAATATCATCTTTTAAAGCTTCTGTTAAGGCCTTTTTTAAAAGGTTCTTTACAACTTCTGCGCTTGCTTCTGCTGCATCCTCACCCGCTGTAAATGCATCTGCATACGCTTGTGCAAATTGATCAATAGCCGACTGAATGCTTAGGCCAAAAATAGCCTCTACTATCCGTGCTTCTGTTTCTTTTAGCTCGTCTTCAATTTCACTAATCGCCTGCTCATACCTCTTTACTACTTCTTTATCTGTTTTCTTTTTTGACTTCTCCAGTTCGATCTGATTTTGGATCAGAATTTTTTGTTTTTGTAGTGCTTCTTCACTTTTACGAATTAAATTAGCTGCTTCTGTTGAGTATGCGTTATTGATAGCCTTAGAAAGGTCTTTATAGGTGCTTTCAAGTCTTTCTAATTTCTGTTGGTTGCGTTCGATTGCTCTATTCGCATCACGTGATTTTTTATCAAACACCTCAACAGCTGAAGTAAGCAACTTTACACCACCTGCAACAATAGCTGCGGGGTTACCTGTGGCAATACCCTCTGCAAGTTGTGCGGCACCACCAATCACATCACCGATACCCTTCAACATCTTCTGTGTTTCCTCGTCACCAGCAATACCCATTTTGACAAGGCCATCAGTGACAGAATCAAACATACTACCTACCTGATCAAGTGCGGCACCGGCATTTTTAGCTATATCTTTAAAATCACCATCCCCACTTTTGAATTTCCTGATAGCTTCACCTAGTCCTTTAAAAGGGTTCTTGTTCCCTATCTCGTCAGTGATTTTCTCTATCCTTTCTCTCAGTGCAGCTAATTCAGTTGGGTCTAGGTTTAAATTTTTCCAATGTAATTCCAGTTGATGAACAAGTTTAATCATATCATCAACAGCCATCTTGTCTAAATTACTGAATGCTTTACCCCATAGGTCTGAAGTTAAAACGTCAAATATATCAACCCCCTCTAGCTTAACATCTTTGAGACTATCCTGAAGTTTTTGTGAATACTCGCCCATCTGCCTACCCACAACATCATCAATAATCTCAGATGACATAAAACTCTCAAGTATCCCGGCACCTACACCTTCAACAGTGCCTACATCACGTGGAGCAATTTTATTAGAATCGGTTTTTACTTCTTTAAGTCTTGTAGAATAGTTTTCTAGTTGCTTAGTAGCTTCTTTTATTTTTGCAGTAAGTTCATTCCATTTTTCTGAACCTACTTCATCTGAGCCTAGCATATCTCGCTCACTTGTTGCATCGTCAAGTATTTTTTGCCAGTAATTTTTGTTCTTAGTAACAGTTTCAACTGATTTATTGAGAGCGTCTAAAGCTACCTGATTTTCATTAATGAGATTTCTTAGAGCTTCAAGTTGGATCCTATCATTAGCACTCGCTAAGTCATTATCACCTGCTTGCTTAATCTTTTCTTGTAATTCAGCTTCTTTCTCCAGTAATGCCACACGCTGTGATTGCAAATCTTTTCTTTTCGCTTCCGGGTTTTCTTGATAGAAAGCTTCTTTCTGAATATCTGCTATTTCATCTAATTGACTTTTGAGCAAATTCGTATCTTCTATGGCTTTTTTAAGTTCATCTCTATAGTATGAAATTAAGACATTGTCACCTCCTTCTTTTTGGAGTCTTTTAATCTCCTTCCTATATCCTTCAATGTTCTTTATTCTTTCATTATATTGATCCCGCAATGTCTGTACCTCAACCTGATCTTCTCTCTCTGAAATCATCCTGTTGAGATCCGAAGAATCCATAGCCTTTACTTCTTCTAAAGACTTTCCTTTGAGTTCAGGCAATAAAGAAACTAATTCTCTGTATGCTTTTATCTGCTGATAAATAGTAGCCGTTTCGCTTTTAAGAGTAGTGATTAGCTCGTTCCCTTTTAATCTTAAAGCTTCTTTTCTCTCTCTCGCTTTTTCGAGTGTTTCATTTAGTCTTTCTTGCGCCTTCTCAGCGTCTGTGGTTCTATCTTTTAATGCAACCAGAATGGAAACCAATCCAACAACTGCTGCGGTAATTGCAACATATGGGTTTTTAAGCATTGTAGCATTTAGGAGTTTTTGAGCCTTCTCAACTAAAAGCAACCATTTGTATTGAGCCATAGAAGCAACAGTCCACCCCTTCTCGGCTATTGTGGCAACTATTACTGCTGCCCTGTATGCTCCATAAGTGCTAATAAGTCCTGCAATTATTTTGCCTACCTTCTCATAATTCTCAACTAATGTAGATGCTGTTGAAATAACCTTATAAGTGATTCCTTCGTTGCTCTTACCTATTTCATTAAACATTACGTCAATGGCATCTTTAAGCTCTTCAATTCGCCCTGTTACTGATTTAGATTGCTTTTCCATCAATCCACCATACATACCGCCCGATGAAGCCATATTTTTAAAAGCCTGTTGAACCTCTTCAAAGCCAACTTTCCCAGCTGTTACAAGATCGTTGATTTCGTTCTTAGCAACTCCCATCACTTTCGCAAGCTCTTCATAAATAGGAATACCACGACCTGCAAATTGTCTGATATCCATAGTGAACGCCCTGCCCTGTGTTCTTAATGTTCCATATAAATAAACTAAATCTCCTATCTGCTGACCGGTTCCTGCTGCAACGTCTCCCAGCATTCTCAGTTCATCAATAACTGTTTCAGCCGCTGATCCATATGCAATTAACTGTCTTGCTGCATTAGCGGACGATTGAAGACCAAAAGGTGTTTCTCCTGCAAACTTCGTTAGTTCCGCCATCAACTTGTTAGCTTTCTCGCCTGACCTCAACATAGTAGAAAAGGCAATTTCAAGTTGTTGAAATTCGCCCCTAATTTGAACCATTGAACGGATAAACTTTGACGCCTGCTGTGCTGTAAAGAGTGCGGCTACTGCTCCACCAACTCGGTTGAAGGATTTCTCCATCTTCTCACCTTCAACAACTGCTTCGTCGGCAACCCCTTTTATAATTTTTTGAGATTCCTTAGCATCCTTCTTAAGTGATTCGTTGTCGAGTTTTACGGCAAAGTGTAAATTTTCACCAGATCTATTCATAATACTAATTCTTTAATATAATTCATTCATTTTCAAACTAATTTGATGTTTTATTGATATACGTATTAAATAAATCGCTCATTCTCTCAATGCATCGATTTCCACCCTCCCATACTTCTCTTACAGCATCAAATACTTCTACATTATCAGTCACATCGTGTACCCTAAACAATATAGGGTCTGTGGTTCTAGTTAGGAAATATCTATACCCTCCGTCAACCCTCATTAAACGAACGCAAACCTCAACAATCTTATTAGATTCTGATACTTTTATATTAATTGAGTATAACTTTGGGGTTATCGCTTTAACCTCGTATTCGTACATAGCTGTGGATTCTACATCACTACATGAAACTCACGGCATTTAAAGGGTGCGTTCCCTGTCTTAATAAAATAGTCAGTTGGCACCACATCTCCATTTTCATCGTACTCCAGGAAATATTCCATTTGCCCCTGGATGAATAGCTTCACCCCAAATGTAGGATTTACACTCAGATAATTTCCTATTTCATTCATCGCATCGGCCAGCTTTTGAACGGATTTAAACCGCTTGATCTGGTCCGGCGATTCGGCGTAGACTTTGAATGATTCAATAATGGATTCCTCCACTCCATCCCGGATTACTACCTTTCCCTTTTGAATTTCAAAACTATTATTGTAAATGAAGCCCGGTAAATGGCTGTTAGCACTCAGGATTGAATCAACAATACCATCAATAGCCGGTATTTCAATCATCTCCTTTTTGATCGGCAAGCCCTTGAAATCTTCGGCAATCCTGCTTCTTACAAATTCAATAATATAGTCCTCGTTCGGCTTCGGTCTTTTTGGCGGGATGTTAATATTATCTGGAATGATCATATTCCCCAGTTCTTCAATAGTAACCGGATCCTTCCCTTTGATGATCTTTGTAACTTCGTTGAAAATCATCTGTAGATCTGTCAATGATATCTTCAAATAATTGATCTGCTTAGCTGCTTCACTTTCGTAAAATTTCACCAGTATTTTTTCTTCCATAATTTTCGCTGTTAATAGGTTTACTCTTTGTTAATGTCCTTCATAAGCTGTATGAAATCAGCCTCATCTTTATCAGCCTTCTTTTTCGCCAGCTCTTCCGGATCTTCTGCGGGTTCCTTTTTACTCGCTTCTTCTGTTTTGGCGAGAAGTGCATCAAACTTCTCCGACTGCTTCTCTAAAAGGTTCAAAAGCTTCTCCACTCTGTCTGTTTCGTTACTCATAATCTCAATTTAAATAATTAATATTAAACATAATGATAAATATAATCACTGTAATTCACCACCTGCCTGATAATCAATGTAATCGATTTATTCTTTACAAATCGTCAAATTTAACCGTTCCGTAATATTAGAAAATTGTTCACGAAACTGCTTATTTTGGTCGTTTTGCATCCGTTTTCTGATTTTTTGGCGTTAAAAAGATATTTTTGCTATTATCGCATTTTGCCTCAGCTTTCAATTGAAGTACTTTCAATCATCACCCTCAGGAAAAAATTCTCTTTTATTTTCTCAAAAAGATCCGGTATCAACTCAAAGTTTATATAGCCACTTCTAAGCGACTTTAACAGATTTCTCTTATCGTCCATAGTTAAGGCAACCTCAACTTTACCGAATAACTCAATGTCTCCGGAATGATCCGCAATTCTCCTTGTTAGGTGGTTCAATTCTGTAATATTAAAGGTTCCTGTTTTCAGTCCTGAAATAATGATCTTCTTATCCTTTGCTAAAATTCTTTGTTTCATAATCATTCAGTCATTTTTGCAATTAATGAATTTACTTGTTCATCTGTCAAACTGTCAAAATCTATTTTCTGCTCAATCTTAGTAGGTGCATCAAATCCTAATATTTTACTGATACTATCTAAAGATTTTTGTTTGTCATAGAATTTAATTTTTATTTCATTTCCGTATTTCGTCTCCCTCGTTGCTACTTCCTGAATACAGTCTTTAATTTCCTTTGGGAGTTCTTCGTAGGCCTTTAAGGTCATCCATCCCTCCCGGATCATACTTGTATCACTAAACGCAATCTTTTTATGTTCTTTCAAAACTTTTAAGGCTGTGATACCTGCTGTTTTCTCCAGGTCGGCCTGTAATGTTTGTATAAACTTTTGAATTTCAACATTTTTCAACAACCTACTGCCACTTGAATAGGCTGTTTTCTCTGAATACCCGGCTCTTAGTGCAGCTTGTGTAGCATTCAAATCTATCACATACTCATAGCAGAACTTCTCTTGTTTAGCTGTTAATTTACTCATATACACTCATTTATTAATACTCCTTAAACTTTTGCTTTGCCAATTTAAGAGGTTTGATTGCCATAGTGTTAATTTTTAATTTGTTTTTTTAGTTTATCAATTGTAAAACATTTTCTTCACAATAGGATTTTCATCAATCCAATCATTAGTGTTTGGTTTGTATCGCTGTTTGTTTTCTTTAACCCATTTTTGAAAATTATCTGGGAAAGATTTTATTTCATTCTTTGAGTGAATTTCCACGCCTGAATTTAAGTTTTTGAGTAATTCTTCTTCGGTTGCAAGGATTGAGATCATGATACATCTGCAATGCGGGTGGAAACCACTGAATTTAAAGTCTTTAGGGTAACGACCTTTTAAGCTTTCGCAAACATCGCAATCGTAAACATGATTGGAGCGTCTTATTTCCTGACCCACTACAAAGTCCAGATTCTGCCACGTTTCCCACTGAGCATTCCTATATGTCTTATTGATCTCTGTTGCAGCCAAACGCCTGGCATTTTTAAAAGAGGATCTGTAAACTCCCTGCCCAGGATGATAGCTGCTTGCATTCTTTGAAAGCTTTAGTTTTCCTTGTTCATCCCTCACCCTGCGAAATAGCTTGTCTGGCTCTTTCAGGTATTTTTTCAGGTCCGTTGATATGCTATTTGCTGCCTTCCCTTCCAGTATCCCCAGTTGTAAGGTAGCTTCGATCTGGTCAATCATCCCGTTAGATAAATTCCACACTCTTTTTGAAAGGGTCAGTCCGTTTGTTTTCCTGTTTAAATACTCCAGGATGTGAGGGCTGGTAGCCTTTTTAAATTTCTGCTGCAGGATCTCTGCCGGTACAGATTTTTTCAATGATGAATAGCTTATTGCTTCGCCGATTATCCAACTTTGTTTGATTCCGTTCTGCATCATTGCATAATACTTATTCAGCAAATCGCTTTTGATCTTATCGGCTATCTGGCGTTTCTCCGGGATATTTAACTCTCTCAGTACACCGGCTTTGATATATGAATTTACAAGCGGTAACAATACAATGGTAAAAGCCAATCGGTCATACATTTTGTTGATCTCTTTCTCAGCATTCATTTCACCGTTTGATAGCATTCGCCTCAGCTCGGTTTCGCTCATATCGTATAATTCCTGTTCATTCATTTGAATAAATTTTAAAATGGTGATTCTTCTTCTACCTCATAATGAGATTTATAACTATTTGAATACCTTCCTGAAGGTGCTTCATCTTTAAAATTGGTGATGCAATCGTCTACCCAAAAATCAATGTTTCCGGTGCGCCCCTCTCTGTTCTTTTCAATCATAATTTGACCTAAATTTCTATCAGCATTATCATCATAATATGATGGTCTGTGAATGAATAGAACCGCATCAGCATCTTGTTCAATGGCTCCACTGTCTCTTAAATCAGATAGCAAAGGTACTTTATCAGCTCTACTCTCAACGCTCCGGTTTAGCTGTGATAATAGTATTACTGGAACGTTTAGATCCTTTGCCATTATCTTAATTGCTCTTGAACAAGCTGAAACCTCATCATTTGTTGTTTTGCCTTTCAGTTGGTGCATATCTATTAATTGTAGGTAATCTATCATTATTAGATCACATTTACCTTTTCTTTTCATCTTCTTTGCTTGAGACCGTATCTGCTGAACTGAAATAGAGGCTGTATCATTAATTGATATTGGTAATTGTGAGAGTTGCTCTAAAGATTCTGCCAAACTAATGTACTCTTCCTGTGATAGCCTACCCTCTTTGAATGCCTCTGAGTTGATCCCTGAATGAGCGATTGCCATACGGTTAATTAAAGCAACTTTAGGCATTTCCAAAGAGAAAATTAATACATTGTTGCCTTTCTCTGCTGTTTTTCTTGCACAATTGAGCAAAAACGCTGTCTTGCCCATTCCCGGACGTGCAGCTAACACATAAACACATCCTTTTTGAAATCCGTGAAGTACATTATCAAGCTTTTTTAATCCGGTGTGGATTCCTACCGGGTGCCCCTCCTTTGCTCTTTTCTCCCTTTCCTGATATTCTTTGTAAGCCTCAACTGCCAGTTTGTCAATTGATATAGTAACCCCCACATCAGTAATATCAGATAGATTCTCAACTTCGTAAATATGATTGCTGATCAGATCATCCACATCTACGCTCATATCTTTAGAATCATTCAGGGTTTGTGCGCATTTCATCATCAACATTCTGCGCATATAGTCCTGAAAGACTATCATTGCATGAGTTTTAATGTGAATTGCAGAGGTTGTTATGTCTGAAAGTTCAGCTAATTGATATATTTCGATCTTACTGTTACGTTTCTTTAGCCCCTCATACACTGTTATAAGATCAACATCTGAATGTGATTCAATTTCCAGTATTACACTGTAAATCTCGCTCAACTGCTCATCATAGAACATATTGGGTTTCAAAAAGTCCATAACTTCATATATCGCTGTTTTCTCTGATAATAACGCCCCTATTGTTGCTTTCTCAGCCTCCGGGCTGTGTGGCATTACATATGTGTCGTTAATCGAGTTTTTGCCTTGCACGGCTTGTTGTGATCGCTGTTTTGCCATTTCCGTTATTATTAAGTTCGAATATTCCTTTCCAATTATTAGCCATTGATCGCTCAGTTATCTCTTTTGCGACCTTAGGATCATTATTTGAAAGTTTTTGAAGTTCCTTTACAAATGCTTTCATACCCCTTACCGTTTTATATGGATCTTTAATTTCTTTTTTATAAGCAATCCATTCAGATACTATAGGTTTTAAACGAACATTTTCATTAGAAAATAAATCATCAATACTCACTGTTTTTGTTTTTGTATCTTTTACTGTATCTGTATCTGTATCTGTATCGGCTTTTTTGGGTTCACTTGGGTTTTTTGGGTTCACTTGGGTTTTTTTTAACCCAGTGGGTTTTTTGGGTTCACTTGGGTTTTTTGGGTTTCTTGGTCTCCCTCCCTTTTTCCCGTTTTCCCTATTACGTTCAACAATAGCTTCATATTTTCTTGTATTTGAATCTATTGATGTTCTGATAAAAGTGAATGCCATTAGTACCATTGGAGGTAATTCTTGCATCACTTCTCCAGTAATATGGTAATGGAAAATCGCATCAAGTAATAACCCTTTGTCTGATTGCGATAAATCCTTTATTGCTTCATATTGTTGTACATATATTATAATCCCATCTCTTTTCATATCTAAAATTTTATATATACAATTGATTATCGCCTTTTAGGCTTTAGCTTCAGCTGTCCGGTTAGCAAGCTTTCAATCAATACAAGGGATTCACCCTCGAAAATATTGTTATGTTTGGTGTGAATTTCTTTATTCAACCCGTATCTATCTATGAGTAATTTTTTTGCATCCTCAATCATATTCCCTCCGTTTCTCAAATAAATCGATGAAATTTTCTTGTACAACTTCACCAACGCTTTTAACATTTTCGATATCGGTGTGTGGTGGTTCGGCTGGTATCCAATACCGTTTGTAACGGATATCATCTTTCTGTACCCATTCATCCTGCACTGGTATGTTCTTATCCCGGATTTCTTTGATATATGAACGAATGTCGCTATAACCTGTTTTGATGGTCATTTGAGTAACCGTGTGTTTTCCACTCAGCAAAAGATCAAAAACTTTTCTTTGGCGCTTTGATAAAAGTTTTGTACATTTGCACCGTTCACACTTGGAAAGTGAAATATTTTGCCCTCGCTTGGATCCGTTAAGTCCTTCGGGGGCTTCTTTTTTTGTATTCATATCATTTATTTTTTAATAGGTTCATTAAATCGCTTTCTTTATAGCGTATATTACTACCAAATCGAACGTGTGGAACAATACCCTCTTTTTTCCATCTGTGAAGTGTAGGTTTACTTATTCTTAAAAATTCACACGCTTCATTAGTAGTTAATAGTTTTTCTTCTTGTTCCTCTATGATGGGTATTTCTCCCTTTTTCAGTTCAGCAACAACCCTTGTAACAATACGCTGTATATCATTCTCACTCGCTAAAAACATTACTTCTTTCATAACGCTGTTTTTACTTTATTACTACCTTCACAAACAAGCTCATTTTCGGCCCACTTTTTTAGTTCGTCCGGCTTAAAAAGCATTTTCAATTTTCCGAATCTATAAAAAGGAATTGCACCCTCGCTTGTATGTTGATATATTGTCCTTTTTGTAACCGGATACCCCATCTTTTGCAAAAATAATGCTGCTTCACTAACTGATAAATAAATCTTTTCCATCTGGTTTATATTTTAAATATTATTCTTTTTATACCGTATGCATTTTTATACTGTTGTTGTTATCTTTATACTATTAAGATACATATCTTATTGACACTTAATGTTTTAGTCCTGCAGCAAACGTACGAAATGAATTAAATAAATACAAGTAAACTTCGGGAAAGTTATTGACACTTTTACAAACTATTGAAATAGAACAGTATAGGTTAAGCCAAAAAAAAGGGTCTCCCTTTCAGAAAACCCTTATAATTGATTGTAAATTATTATTACCCTATCTTTCTAAGCTTCTTTGCTACATCTTTAGCATTATCTTCTCCGGTTACTTTAATATATTTCATAAACGCTGTTTCTGATTTGTGGCCTGTAAGCATCATTAATTGAGTAGATGGAATACCACGCCTATATAAGTTTGTCGCAAAGCTTCTACGTGCTGTATGTGATGTTATGAGTTCGTGTTTAGGTATCTGAGTTGTAACTCTCATATTTCCTTTTTTCACTTCGGCCATTATTGGTTCGTTTAATTCTGCAATCTTGCAAACTTCTTTTAACTGTCTATTGAAATGTTGATCTGTGGGTATCTTGGGTAGTCTGTCAGGGTATTTGTTCAGTACTGTTTGCAGTTCGTCTGTGATGGGTATGGTTACTTTCCTGCTAGTTTTTTGTGCTATGATAGACAAGAGGCCATCTTTAATATTACCTCTCTCTAATCGCTTTAAATCGCTTATTCTTAAACCCGACCAACAACCAATAATAAACAGATCTCTAATCTCTGATAACCTTTCATCTCTCATTTCAGCATCAGTTATTTGCTTTATTTCTTTTTCATTCAAATAAACGTGTTCAGTTTCTTCTTTATTTACCTTTGCAAATAATGATTTGCCGGATATTGTTTTTTTAAAATCTTGGTTAACATTCAAATTGTCCTGAAGATCCGCATAACTCAGAAACACCTTCAAGTTCTTAATAACTTTATCAATTGTTGAACCTTTCAAGTCCTGTTCGGTTTTAAGAAATTCAACTAAATCTAAATAATACTCGTAACCCATACCTTTCCAGCTGGCTGTTTTTCCACGGTATTTATCAAAGTCCTTTAGATGGTTTAGAGTATTATTGTAATCCTTCTTCGTGCCATCGCTTACAATAGCCTTATCAATGAATGTTTCAATAAACTCAAACGGTAGTATGTAATCCTTTTCAACTACGATCTCACGATCCTTATTGAATATCTCGTTTAGCTCCACATCTTCGTTTGTAGCCTGTTTAAATAAATCAAGTGTTACCTCACCCCGGTAGGATAGCTCGTTAAATATTTCTTGTATTCTTGCCTGCCCTCTTTGTATCTGCCCGTTAACGAAAGAATCTTTTGTTTGTGATGTTTTCTTGTTCCAGTCCCTCGGAGTGATGGTTAACCCGGTAAAGTAGTCAAATGGCTTGTACTTCTTACCATTGGCGTATTGTACTCTTTCCTTTCCCTTATACGTGATTTTTCTCGGTTCTACTATCTCATAAAACCCGGCATGAATCCGGATGAATATGGAGCGTGATTCCCCGGACGATGTGATATGTGTTTTCATCTTCATTTTTTCACCATTTTAATTTGCCTCAAATGTAAGGTATTTATTTCAATAACACGAATATTAACACGAATATTTGATAACAATTGATATTTTTCTTTATTTCACGGTAAAGCAATGGTTTATAAAAGACACTGTAACAGCCTTATACAAGCATCAATTGATAAAAGTAGTTATTAAAAGTTCAAGTCCTTGTGGGACAACACAAATAACGGCATATTTAGCAAATTTACTGCTTTATATGCCGTTTTTGTATTTATAAATATGAGTTTTAGTTAGAATATAAAATCACAATCAATCCTATCATATTTTATTTTCTAAATCTCGTGGAAATAATACTAATAAGTCGTGGAAATAAAAGCAACACTCCACCAATTAACCACATCCACCTGATATAGTCATCTAAAGTTTTCCAGGTAATAAGATCAAAACTTATGGCTTCATGTATTGTTGCCGAAACAGCAAATAGAGTACCTCCTACTATTTCTAATTTAGCAACTATAGATGCCTTTTTTACTCTCTCTTCAACTTTAATCTCTTCGGATTTGGTTAAATAAATCTCTTTATAGATAGTTTTCGACGGATCTGATCCATATCGATTATCACCTTTTGTTCCTTTCAGAAATAACAGTATAAAGTTTAAAAATGGAATTAATATCAACCACCCGGATCTGTTTATATCATGTATACGCCTTACCCAAACAGTAGTCATAGGTATCATCATTGCTAAAGGAAATATTAAAACCAAGAACTCCAGAAATGAATTTAAAATGGTTTGCTCTAAACTAAAATTGGATATAATCAGTAATACAATCCAAATGAAATATGAGACTAAAATGAAATACCAGAATTCAGAGCGACTTGCTCTTCCATTAAATTCTGTATATTTCTTCAGTGCATTCCAGTAATGCAAAAACATGCTGATTTTATTCGGTTTTATTTCAATTATTTCTTTATGTGGTTCCTCCTTTACGTTTACTTGAGTTGATATTAATTTCTTTTCTCTTGCAATCTCGGCCTTTAATATCATTTCTACTTCATCAGGATCATCTCCAAACTCTTGTGCTTTACGCCTTAAAAGTTGAATTTCTTTTTCTTCAAGATTACCCAC